TCGTCGTCGTAGTTCTTGATTGACGGGGCCGTGTCGGACTCGCCAGCCAACGTGGACGGATCTTGTTTGGCGGCGATCAGTTCGACCGCGCCGTTGGAGACGGTATGCAGTTCATCCAGGGCTTCCTTGACGAGACGGAAGCCGTAGGCGTGCAACGTGGTCTGTTCGCCCGCGGTGTCCAGCGTCATGATCAGACGACCGGACGCCAGGCGAGCGCAGATACTGACGATCAGCAGCCGCTCATGACGGGGCAGGTGCTTGAACTCTGGCACAAGATCGCCCGACCCCGCTGGCACCGTCAGTGGGGCCAGCGGGGTCTTGTACGTCCATCCCAGTTTGGCGTCGATCTCGTCCGACGCCGACTGGATGAACCGCTCGGGCTTGACGGTAGCCGGAAGGATCAGGTCGCCAATGAGGAGATCTTCTACCTCACAGTATCGCATGGCGACCTTCCGGTCTACTCGTCGTTCTTGCTACGGCGACCGTGCGCCTCGTTCGGCTCGCGCTCGCTGGGATGCGGGGCGTCCGGGCTGTACCCAGCACGGTTGACCTTGGCGAGAGCGTTGCGCTCGCGGTGCTCCTTGGCGAGCTTCTCCACCTCGGACAGATCCTCATCGGCCGTCTCGACCGGGAGGGGCGTGCCGAGGGCAGCCTGCTCGCCGCGCTGGGCAGCAGCAGAATCCTCGGTCACCGGCGCGCCGATCGGCGCGTCGATCTCCGGGTTGATGGGGTCGGTCTTGAGCGTGTCGTCATCGTCGCTGGGGTCGCCCTGCACGATCTCTCCCTCCTCGGTGACGTACCAGCCGCCACCCTTGTGGTACGGGAACTTGGCGCGCTTGGGCACACCTGCCAGATTCTCCTGGCGCTCCTCGTCTGTGATGTCGTCCATGTTTGTCTCCTGTCCGAAAGCGGGGGGATCGCTCCCCCCGCCCTTCTGAACGTCTGGCTAGGCCAGCGCCGACATGGTGTAGGTGAGATCCATGTGCGGGAACACCGGGAAGGCCTTGATGCCGGTTCCTCGGGTAGTGCCCCAAGGATCCTTCGTCTCGACCTCCCACTCGTAGTAACCGGCCTGCCAGTTGCCCTCGGGGTGGGGCGAGGTCAGCGTCTTGCCGAACCCAAGCGCGTCGTCCAGTTCGGACACGTCGTCGGCGTCCGGCAGGAAGAAGATCTTGTTGTCCGACAGGAATCGGTTGTTGACGACCGTGTTGGTGCCAACCGCTCGGGTCCGGTACACCGAGTCGTACTCGATGAACTGGACGTTGGTGGCACGCTCCAGCACGGCCTGTGCCGCAGAAGGCCCCCAGCCGTCGATCAGGTACCGGGGATCGATGGCCGTGCCACTGACCTCGGTGTCGCCAGCCGTCACGGCGTAGCCGCCGACCGCCATGCCAGATCGGGCGGCGAACCGGTCCGAGTTGAGGATGGCGTTGAGCACCTTGCGGGACGTGATTGCCCGAGTCATGCGGACACCGTAGGTGTCGTACATGAACTCCTGCATGGCGAGGATGTCACCGATCGGATCGGACGTGGTGGCCGACCACAGACCGCCAGCGGGGGCCTGGTTGGACTGGCCACCGGGGCGACCGAAGTCGACGGTGAACTTGATCTTCCCGTCGTCGTAGGTGATGCCACCCGTCTCCAGGGCCTGCGTGATCATCCACTCGATCCGGTTGTCGAGCTTACGACGCCGAAGGGCGTCGTCACGGGCGACCTTGCCCCGGAAGTCCTCGACCATGTTGCCCACCGACAGCGGGAGGTTGATCGAGTTGTCACCGGAAACACGGGCCTGGATGAGGAGCGCCTCGCGGTAGCGGGTCACATCGGAGGCCACGTAGTGGTCCTTCAGCGCCCAGTCGAGCACGGCGGCTCGACCGACCCCGCCGTAGGCGAGATCCTTCTGTGCGAGTTCGGACTCGGCGTCCTCGGCACGGGCCGGGGCCAGACCATCGGTCAGACCCTTCGCGTAGTCGAAGATCACGTCGTCGGTGGCGACCTCTTGGAACGGGGCGAGAACCCGCGTGCCGATGTGGGTCTTGGGAGGCTCGAGTTCGCGAAGGGTGCCAAGGGCAACCTCCTTGCGAATGAGCCGGTCCTGAGCCGGGAATGGCATCTTGAACTCCTCCTACTTGAACAGCAGCGCCACGCCGTCGAGGGCGAGGATCGCGTCGCGGGTGATGGTGGTCAGGGCGACACGAGCGCCAGCGCCGTCGTACTCGAAGCACCAGGCTTCCTTGACGGCGGCCTCGTACGTGACGCCGACTTCGACATCACGCTCGAGAAGCTGCCAGGGAAGGAAGGTGTCGACCACGCCGACGATGTTGGCGGAGGTCTGACGACCGTCCGTCACACCGGCCTGGAACACGCCGACCTTGCCCGAATCGGCACCGGAGGTGATCTTGGCGATCACGGTTCCGGGCTGGAGCACCTTCTGGGTATCGCCGTCGATCGTCTCGGTCGGGATACCGTCCTTGGCGAACGTGTACGACTCGACCTTGATGTCCTGCGTGGAGCGGAGGTACTGGTTCTTCCCGAACGGAGTCCGGGCAGCACCGCCTGCATCGAAGTGGGGCATCTGGATTTCCTCCTACTGGCCCTGGGCCTGCTTGAGTTGCTGGAGCTTCTTGAAGCTATCCAGCTTCTCGATCTGCTCCTGGGACTTGCCGGTGCGACGGTGGTTGGCGACGATCTCTTCGAGGGTGTCGACCTCGCTGATATCGACCGCACCATCGTTGCCTGCGGGCGGCTGACCGCCCCCACCGTGGTTCTGGCCGTACTGTCCGAAGAGGCTGTTGGTGGGGGCACCCTCGTAGGTGCCCTTGAATGCTTCGAACTGGGTGTCGTTCATGGTGGCGACGAGCGCCTGCATGGAGTCGACCTGGGTTGCAGCGATGCGACCGTCAGAGGCCAGATCGTTCACGAAGTCGGAGCGACCAGTGGAGATTGTCTCCGACTGGAAGGTTTCCAGTGCCGTGATGTGCTGCTGCACCTGGGCCGTGTCGCTGACCTCCTGGCCACCCACGCGGAACGTGGCGGCAGGGAGGCGACCGTGGTTGGCGGTCAGACCGAGGGCCTGTGCCTGCTCCTGATGGGCATCGAGGGCGGCGGCGTAGTCGGCGGCACGGATCCAGTCGTCAGCACGCTGGGCGTACTCGGCTGCTTCGACCCATGCGGCGTAGGCGCACGCTGCGAGGAACTCTTCTTCGTCCACTTTCGTCTCCTTGTCGTCGTCCTTCAGCGTCTGCGAGAAGTTGAAGTTCGCACGACCCTTCCCGTCCTCGGACGGGTTCGGAGGTGCCGTACGGCCCTTGGCGTGCAGGCCCTCAACAGCCGGGATGTCCACGAAGGCAAGACCCATGACGACGGGCCAGTAGGCCGCTTCGTCATTTGTCTCATACATGCCGACCTCTAGAGAACGAGAACGGTAGGTACCGCGCTCCCACTTTTCGTAGGCGTCAGGCTCAGTGATCTCGATGTCTGCGGACAGGAACATCGAATCCTCGCGGTCGCGGTACACGTCCACGAGGTAGCCGATGACGTTCTGCGCCGAGAATGAATGATCCACACGGACCGGGACGTTGGGGAATGTCCCAGCGTCACGGAGGAGCCGGAAGTGGAAGGCCATCTGCTCGAGATGACTTTCTTCCCAGGTCCGAACGATCCCCATGGAGTCAGCGAAGGTAGCCGCCTTGAAGATGCGGAGGCCCTCGATGATGTGCGTACCCTTGTCCGTTTGACGGGTCGTGGGGGTTGAGAAGAATGATCCAGAAGAGACGATCCGGGGTGCGGTCATCACGGCACCGAAGGTGCTGAGGTCTGGAGACTTCTCATTCACGGGCAGCAAAGTACCAGCGCCAGTGCACCTCAAAGCAATCATCTCGTCATCTTTTACGCCGAGATGGCTGACTTGATGCCCACCGGTAGAGGTTCCTGAGCGCTTTCGACCACATCCACGATCGTCAGGCGATGCCAGCGCATACAGACGCGGCACCGAATCCGCACCGTTCCGGCCGTAACGACAGCCTCGGCATTCAGTCGATCACCCTTCCATGACTTGATATGCACGAAAGGCTCACCAGACCGGGCATCGCGGCCCGCGACAGCGATCAATGGCTCGTTTCTGCAGAAGCAGCGAACGTCGATCGCGTCAGACTTCATCGTTCCCGAATCTCCAGTGGGCCTTCCATCTCTGTCGGAATCTTGAGGCCATTGACGCCGAGATCAGCGATGGCCCACCACGTGTAGGAGCCTGGCGGCAGGTCATCGACCTCGATCTTCCACGTGCCAGTCCCGTCGTCGTTGTTCGTGACGCCGGATGCCTGTGTCCACGTGGTGATGTCGCCATCGCGGGACTTGGCGTAGAAGGTCATCGTCGTCGGGACCGTGGGGGCGATGTCCCACCCTCGAATGATCTCCTCGACCGTGGATTGCTCCAGTGCTGTGATCTTCATTAGGAGATCTCTCCAGTAAGGGTCTGTCGAGTGGTAGAGCCGATGAGGGCTTCAGAGAGAATACCGCTCCCGATCTCATCCTCGTCAATCACTCCACGCAGGATCGTAGGCTCTGGAATGGAGCCGACCAGGGATTCGGCGCTGATCGTGCCGTAGATCCAGATCAAGACCTCTCGACCGGAAGCACCCCCCATTGCCTGGGTGACGGCAGCCAAGACCTGAATGGCGGCGCCCGTGAAGATCGGTCGCGTCGTGACGCCCGAAGCGTCCTGTGTGACCGGCGCCAGCGTCTGGTCAATGACCATTCGGTACGTCGGCAGGGCGACCGTGCCCGACGCCGACTGCGTGATCGGCTGGAGACTCTGAGAGGCCACGCCAGGGAACACCGGAGGTGCTGCGCTACCGGTTGCACTCTGGGAGATCGGCGCCAAGAACTGACTGATGGCGCCTGCGTCGACCGGACGAACCTGGGTGCCCGTCGCCGCCTGCGTGACCGGGGCCAGCGTCTGGGCGATCGTGCCCGCCGCTGCGGCTCTGTGTGTACCGGTGGCGCTCTGGGTGACCGGGGACAGCGTCTGGCTGACCGTGCCCGCGTAGACCGGGACCGTGACGGCGCCCGTCGCGGCCTGCGTGACCGGGATCAGGGTCTGGGCGATCTCGCCCGCATCGACCGGCGCAGTGACTGTGCCGGTCGCTTCTTGGCTGACCGAAGCGAGTGTCTGGACGATGGCCCCGGAGTCGACCGGATCGACCACCGTGCCCGTTGCCGACTGCGTGACCGGCTGAAGGGTCTGGTTGATGGACCCGGAATCGACCGGATCCTGCCAGGTGCCAGTAAGGCTCTGGCTTACCGGCTGGAGCGTCTGATCGATCGTGCCAGCGAGGACGGGCGCCGTGACGGTGCCGGTTGCGAACTGCGTAACCGGCTGGAGGCTCTGGAGAATCTCGCCTGCGTCGTGAACCTTGCCGGTCGCGTCCTGGGTGACCGGCTGCAGGCTCTGCGAGATGGAGCCGCTGTAGATCGGTGCCGTGACCGTGCCGGTGGCCGACTGCGTAACCGGCTGGAGGCTCTGATCGATCGACCCGGTGTCGTGGACCTTGCCGGTCGCCGCCTGCGTGACCGGCTGGAGGGTCTGGGAAATGGTGCCAGCGAGGACCGGGGTTGCCGTCGAGCCGGTCGCGTCCTGGCTGACCGGCTGGAGACTCTGGGTGATCGCACCCGCGTAGATCGGATCAGCGACCGTGCCGGTTGCGTCCTGACTAACTGGCTGGAGCGTTTGCGAGATGGAGCCAGCGAGGACCGGCGTCGTGACTGTGCCGGTCGCGTCCTGACTGACCGGCTGAAGGTGCTGGGTGATCGCACCTTCATCGACCGGCTTGGTCTGCGTGCCCGTGGCGCTCTGGCTGACCGCTTGGAGTTCCTGAGCGATGTCGCCCGCCCGGACCGGATCGCCAACCGTGCCGGTGGCGCCTTGCGTCACCGGCTGGAGGCTCTGCGTGATCTCGCCCGCGTAGACCGGATCGGCAACCGTGCCGGTGGCGCTCTGACTGACTGGCTGGAGGGACTGGGCAATGGCGCCCGTGTCCGGAACCTTGCCTGTAGCGCTCTGACTGACCGGCTGGAGGCTCTGGTCGATGGCGCCCGCGACCACCGGGTCCGCGATGACCCCGGTGGCGTCCTGCGTGACGGGCTGGAGGCTCTGGTCGATGGCGCCCGCGTAGACGGGCGCCGTGGTCGTGCCGGTCGCGGCCTGCGTGACCGCCGCCAACGTCTGCGCGATCGAGCCTGCGAGAACTGGCGCTTCCGCCGTGCCGGTCGCCGCCTGCTCTACTGCAGCAAGCGTCTGGTCGATGGCGCCCGAGTAGACCGGGGGGCTGACTGCACCGGTCGCCGCCTGGCTGACCGGCTGGAGATCCTGATCAATGGTTCCTGATAGCGTGCCCGCCGTCGTGGCCGAAGCCGGGGCCGTCCACGCCGACACGAGGCGGAAGAAAGAGCCGCTTGCACTCTGCGTGACTGGCTGGAGGTGCTGGATGATCGCACCCTGATCGACCGGCTTGACGTTCGCCCCGGTCGCTGCCTGACTGACCGGCCGGAGGCCCTGGTCGATGGCGCCCGCGTAGACCGGCACCTCGACGGCACCGACCGCGGCCTGGCTGATCGCCTGGAGGCTCTGATTGATGACGCCCGCGTAGACCGGGGCCGCGTGCGTACCGGTTGCGGACTGCGTGACCGGCGCCAGGGTCTGGTCGATGACCCCGATGTCGGGAACCTTGCCGACAGCGGACTGCGTAACCGGCTGCAGGCTCTGGTCGATGTCGCCCGCCCAGGTGGGCGGTGCCGAAGTGCCCGTCGCGCTCTGATCGACCGGCTGAAGGGTCTGTGAAGCAGAACCAATGAAGTCTGGATCGTCGTGGACTCCAGTAGCCGACTGTGTGACCGCTGCCAGGCTCTGGACGATCGTGCCCGCCGAGACAGGCACGCCCGTCGACCCCGTAGCCGACTGGCTTATCGACTGGAGGCCCTGCGTGATCTCGCCCGCGTAGACCGGCGCCGCCGCCGTGCCGGTCGCGTCCTGGCTGACCGACTGGAGGCCCTGCGTGATCTCGCCCGCGAAGACCGGCGCGATCACTGTGCCGGTTGCGTCCTGACTGACCGGCTGGAGGCTCTGGTCGATCTCGCCCGCAAAGACTGCCTTGAAGGTTCCAGAAGCAGACTGAGCGACAGCGGCGACCGACTGGTCAATCTCGGCCGTGTAGGTGCCAGCGGTTGTCGCTGAGACTGGACCGGCCCACTGTGAAGTCAGTCGGAAGTAAGAGCCATCGACTTCCTGCGTGACAGGCTGGAGTCCCTGGTCGATGCTGCCCGTGTAGACCGGGTTGGTCTTTGATCCCGAAGCAGACTGCGTGACCGGCTCAAGTGTCTGTGAAGCCGACCCGGTGAACACCGAAACCGTCTCGCCAGTTGCCAACTGCGACACCGGCTGCAGGGTCTGATCGATGTCGCCTTCATAAACCGGAGCCGCGAACGCACCAGATGCGGACTGCGTGACCGGCTGCAGGCCCTGAGCGATGTCGCCCTCGTAGACCGGCGCCGTGAACGCACCCGAGGCCGACTGAGTGACCGGCTGGAGGCTCTGCTCGATGGACCCAGAAACGCCAAGGTCGATCTCGCCAGGTACCTTCAGTTCGGCCTGGTAGAGACGAAGAGAAGATCCCGCAATGCCCGTGCCGCTGACTCGCAGTTCGAGTCCGTTGTAGTCCGAGACGGAGTTCGTGATCTCGTGCTCAAACGTCGTCGGCGTTCCATCGACATTCTCGGTCCACGACTGAACCAGGGCGCCGCCCGACTCATGCAGGGCCACCGTCATCGTGCCTGCGTTGCCGATCATCGCGGCGCGGTAGCGGATCGTGCGCGTCCCGGCCACGACGGGACCGGGATCGGTCAGCGCGAACCTGGCCACCGGGGTTTCGACAAGCCCGACGTAAGTGCCGTCGATGACCACGTGGTCGACGCGGATGGCAGCGCCATCCCCTGCCATGTTCTGGCCATGCGTCTGCTGCAACTCGACCGAGGCGTTGTCCCACTGCGTCTTGGTTGCCGAAGTGTTCACATAAGCAAACCCTGTCGGACCAGTGACGACATCCATCGTCGGCGCGCCCGACAAGGAACGAACAGCGGCGAACGTGCCGCCAGCGTCGGCAGCAGCGAGGACCGTGGCGCCGTCCATGAGTCGGATCGCCAGGTCGTAGGTGTCGTCCGTGCCCGCGAGCGTGATGGACGACTCGACCTGCCAGGTCAGCGTGCTCATCGACAAGAAGTCGGCCGGGACGTTGGCCAGAGGTGATGTTGCTACTTCAGTCGTGCTCGCCGTGAAGGTGAGGTACGAGTTGTCCGACGCGTCCAGTGGCGCCGCTGGCGAAAGTGGGGTCAGGTCAGCCACATCAAACCACCGCTCGGACTCGATAAGAGTACTCAGTCGAAGCCGAAAGCGGAGTATCGGAGTAACTGTTCACCGGGTGGTTCCATTCGATGATCACCGAGTCACGCTCGATGTCGTAGCCGTCCACCCCCGCCACGGCGTCCCAGGTGAGGTCGATGCGATCCCCGCCGACAGCGGTGGCCACAAGGTTCGACGGAGTCGCGACGGCTGGCGCCGAGTGTGTGCCTGTTGCCGACTGCGTGACCGGCTCCAGGGTCTGAGCGATCGGACCGGCGTCGGTCGGCTCAACGTAGGTGCCCGTCGCCGCCTGGGTGACCGGCTGCAGGGTCTGGACGATCGGCCCCTGCTGGTTCCGAACCGTGCCCGCTGCCGACTGCGTGACCCCGGCGACCGAGTGGGAGATCGCACCCGAGAACAACGGAGCGACGTGAGTGCCGGTCGCCGCCTGCGCGACCGGGGCCAGCGTCTGATCGATCGGGCCATCGAAGGACGGCCCCGCCGCCGTGCCCGTAGCGGCCTGACTTACCGGCTGAAGGGACTGTGTGGCCGCACCGGAGTAGACCGGATCAGCAACCGTGCCCGTCGCGCTTTGACTGACACCCGAAACCGACTGGGCGATCGAGCCAGTGCGGTTGGAAGATGCAGCGGTGTAGGTGCCCGTCAGCCAGGCGTCGGTGATGCGGACGACGTTGCCGTCCGCAGCCATGTTCTTGACGTTCTGGTAGTCGAGGAGGAGCTTGACCGCGTTCCACTGAGCCTTGGCGTTCGTGCCCGTCATGGTCAGGACGAACGTGAACTCCTGGACCGTGGTGTTGTTGGCCAGGTTGACGTAGGCCGGAACGTTGGAAACGGCCACACCCGCTGCGTCGGTCAACTCACCGCGGACCCGCCAGGTGTCGTCTCCCGTAGCCGACAGTTGAGCCCGGATCGTCAGGGTGACCTGCGCCAAGTCCATCGACGCAAAGTCGGCGGGCATGTCGGTGATCTCGTAGATCCACTGACCGTCGACACCGTTACCCGAAGCCGACTCGATGAACGTGGCGTCGTTGTTGTCGTTGACGTTGCCGACGGTCGACGTGCCGATGAGCGTGCCCGAGACGAAGGATGTCGGGCGCAGCGTGGGCAAAGCAGGCATCAGGTTACCCCTACCGTTGTCTCACTGAAGCAGCATTGATCGGAGCCTGGCCCCCAAGCGCCACAGGACTCGATGCCGACCTGATCCCAGACCGACTGCACATGCTCTTGGTATCCGGGGTCAGCGTGCACGGCTTGCCAAGTGCCAAGTTCGCGCAACAGGCCGCAGGCCCACCGCCGACCGGGAATCGTGTTCTCCTCAAGGAAGAGACAGACCTCGCCGTTCACGTAGCAGCAGTGGTCAGAACCGTTGCCTTGACAGACGCTCACACCAGCACCGCCTCGATGTAGTCGGCATCGCTGGGGATCTCTTCATCGATCGCCGCCCACAAGTTCGTGGTGCCACCCGTTTGATCCGTCCAGCCCGTGATCACCAGATCGGCGTTCGGATACATGAACTGGTTCGGATAAGAAACACCACTTGCATCCTGCGATACAGGCTGAAGAACCTGTGAAGCCGAACCTGACCAGACCGGATCGGCCGCCGTGCCGGTCGCGTCCTGGCTGACCGGCGCCAGCGTCTGGACGATCGGCCCACGGAAGTTGCGGAAGGTGCCGGTGGCGTCCTGACCAACCGAGGCCACCGACTGGGCGATCTGGCCCGAGTAGACCGGATCTGCGATCGTGCCGGTCGCGGACTGGGAGATTCCGCTGACCGACTGGGAGGCGGTGCCAACGAAGGTCGGTACGAGATTACCGAACGTACCGCCAGGGGCGCCGAAGCCAACGCCTGCAACACCGAACGTGGCTGCCACGAGAACACCGCCTCCCTATCTTCTTGGCGCACCTTGTGCGCCACGTACAGGGTCAGGCGGGGTGGCTGATCGTCCAGCCGGTCACGGAGATCGTGCCGCCAGCGACGATGTTGGTGTCGTCCAACTGGAGGTCGCCGGTACCCGCAGCGACGGTCGAGATGTCACCCTGGATGCGGGCCACCGCAGTGGAGTCGTAAGCCCGGAACCAACCGGCAACCCCGGACGCATCAGCGTTCGTGTCGTCGGTGATGGCGCCCGCTGTGGCCACGGACGGATCCGCGGTGGTGGCGGCGCCGAAGGCCGGGTCGGAGCAGGTCAGGGTGCCGAGAAGCGTGCCAGTCGCGGCGTCCTCAACCGAAGCGGGCGGGGCGCCGACGCGGATTTCGATGTAGCCAGCGCCAGCGCCAGCATCGAGGGTGTCGACGATGGCATCCAGTGCTGCGGCAGCGGCTGCGTGATCGATCTTGGTGTTCGCCATTAGAGGTGAATCCTTTCAGTGCCGGTCGGTCAACTCTTGAGCGATTCGATCTCGCTGTCGAGTCGTCTCTGGAACATGGAGATGAAGTCGGCGTGGCCAGTGTATTCATCTGAGCCGAGGCTGACTGCTATCTCGAGCCACTTATCCATGGCCGAGTAGAACTTCGCAGTGCGCTCTGCCGCTTCTTCTTCAGTGAAGCCCTCGCTGATCAGGGACTGCTCGAAACGGCGGCGGTACCCCATCGTCGGCTTGAAGTCGGGACCGAAGCGACCCTGACGGAACGCCTTCTCGCTCTGCCCCTTGATTCGGGCTGCGATCTCCGTGCCGGTCGCACGCGGCTCGCCCACACCACGCGGCCCAGATCGGGAACGATCCCGCTCCGTACGCTGCCGGTCGTCCACATCAGAGTCACCGGAGTCGTCGTCTGCAGAGTCGGTCGCCGGTTCCTCTGTGACCTCCTTGATCTCCTTCAGCGACAACCCAAGGGCCGTGCCGAGTTCATCGAGATCGGCAGGGGCGACCTTGTTCTGGCGGATCAACTCCGTGATGACTGCCCGCAGCGTCTCTGTGGAGTGCTTGCCCATCGGATGGGGCACCCACTCGCACTTCGGAGCGTTCGGCGTGTAGTTGATCGCCTTCAATCGCTCGCAGATGTAGCGATCGATGTACTCCTTCATGTCGCCCGTGATGGCGTTGAGCGACCAGAGCCAGGTCTGGGTGTGTTGGACTCCAAGGTTGTGCGAACCTTCGCCCGCCGTACGCATCAGCAGCAACGGCGTGAACAGCGCCAGCGACATTTCTTCGTCCAGCCGCTCCATGTACCGCTCGAAGTCCGCTCCACGCATCTGAGACTCGAGGTAATCGACCTCGTAGATGTAAGCCTTGTTGGCGCCAGCCGAAGTCACCGCAGGATCACGATCGGACGGCAGCGTGATCACCGACCGGTTCCGCAGGTTGACCAGAATATCCTCCATCAGTTCCTTGCCGGACTTGGAGGAGCCATCAGGCATGATGACCTCTTCATCGAACGGGGCACGCCCGTAGATGATCGGCTCACCGAAGCGTTCGAAGTACCGGTTGGCGAACAGGTGGATCAGGATCGAGAAGTACCACGGCATGAACGCTGCCTTGAGCAGGTTGCGCCCGTAGTAGTCACCGTTCTCCATCAGCACCGGATACCACAGCGTGTTCTCCGGAGGGATGGGGTAGGCACTGCCGAACTGCTTGATCCCGTCGTAGATGTAATGCTTCTCGGGAATCGCTCCAGCCGGGGCGTTGCGGGGCAGCGCGCCCTTGACCTCTTTCCAGTTCACCGAACACGACTCGGGGATCAGATCCTTGACCTTGGAGATCCGGATCTTGCGATTCTGCACGTCGTTCTCGTATTCCAGAGCAGACGGCGAGTAACCAGACCAGAACGCCTGCGACATGGCCCGGACCAGCCGGGTCCAGATGTCCCGCATGTTGCTCTCAACGAAGTCCGCGATGTCCTGATCTTCGCACTCGATGTGCCAATCCACTTGGTGAATCATGAAGGTCAGGACCGACAGGCTCGCGTTGATCTGCGGGTGGTGCCGCATCGCTCGGTAGTCGGCCAACGTCAGGGCCGACAGATCGAAGGTGAGCACGCCGCCACCGGGCATCGTGTACAGCGACACGTCCCGGCCTGACCACTGCCCGAACGCTGGGCCGGTCGCTGGCTGTGCCGCCTTCTTGTGACTCTGCGTCTCTGACGAGATCGGACGACCGTCAGCGCCCAGCAACTGGGCGCCCGCCTTGGGGAATACTTGATCCATCATGTACCTCCGGTAGACTCGTCTACCGTCGTCGTGGTGGGTTCCATCCGGTGCTCCCACTCGTGGGGGCAGACGGAGCGCGGAGCCCATCTAGTGACTTCAGGGCTGGATGCTGCATGGCACGGTCGAGTGTCATCGCTCGCGATGGGCCGTCAGTGCCGGTGGCTTCCTGCCGTTCCTCCTTGAATCGATCCATGCTGACCACCTTGCGGTGGTAGGCGCGGTTGCCCATCAGCGTATAAGTGACTCCCGCAATAGCGTCGGCAACGTCCTTGCTGCCGTCCGGAGGATGGTCGATCTTGTCGCCGTTGTCCATCAACTCAGTCAGTTCCTTCACGGCGATCTCTGTGAGTTCCGTGTCGCTGGCGCGAACCTTGACGGCGTACGGCGGCAGGGCGATTCGATTCTCGTAGAGCGCCTCGCGCAGATCCTCGTAGGGCAGGCGGGTTCGATCGACCGACACGATTTCCGAATAGATGCGCTTGCGCTGGAACTGCTGCTTGGTGTCGGTGCTCTGGAAGCCGTCCATGTTGGCGACCTTGAGGTTGAAGCGCCGATCGAACTTCAAGTCGTAGATGATCCGGCGCACGTCGCCCAGGAAGATCTCCTGGCCGGACGGAGCGTGGATACGCATGATCATGTCGATCACGATGAAGGGCTTCCGCTCCCCGTCGATCTCCACGACCTCGGGCACGTGGCCCATCGCGATGCCCACGCTGTCGCCGTCGCCAGACACCGCCATGTCGATGTGAGCGACACGCTTCAGTGGGTCGCGGGCCTGGAACCAGTCGGCCACTGTGTTTGTACGCCCGTCGACCGGCCCAGTCTCCATGCCGAAGCGTTCCAGCCAAGCCTCGCGGGCCTCATCGATCTTGTAGGAGAGCGAGATGAACGGGCTGCCCACCGCAGGCGGGAAGCCCGCCAGATCGCGCAGAGCCTTCTCCGGATTGTTGAGGAAGTCCTGCTTGAAGTTGTTCGGGATCTCGATCAGGTTGTCGCTGGCTGTGACCAGTTCAGCGATTTCCTTTGTAACGATCTCGAAGCGCTTCCGGTCGTAGTAGAACGAGTCGCGAGTCCCGTCCTCCTTGGTGAACCGGGACCAGCCGAACGACTCCCAGATGGCCATGCGGACGGCGTACGCCTCCGGATCCTTCCGGAACTCCTCGTACTTCTTGGCGGCGAACCCGTTGCCCTTCTTCATCTGCCCGATGACCAGCAGGAATCCGAACTGGCGAGTCTCACCGTCGGCGCACTCGACCGCACCGAAGCGGGAGTTCACACGAGAATAGATCGTCGTGTAGCCCTGCTCGGCGTAGTCCTTGTTCTTAGTTACTTTGTGCGAGTCGGCTTCGTCCAAGATTCCACCAAGGATGTTGTAACCCTCGAAGGTGGTTTCCGAACTGTCACCCGGCAGGATCCAGATGTCCTTCTCGAACCGCAACTGGTTCCTGAAGTTCCTGTCGTAAGGATACTTGTTCTGGAACCAGAGTGAGTGTTCGATGCGAGCCTTGATGTCCCCGAACACAACCTCTTTGGCCTGGCTGCCCGAGGTCGACATCTGCATGAAGGCGATGCGGGAGCCGGGAAGCAGGTTGAAGTAGTCCTGGGGATCCTTCAGGCACAGCACCCAGTGCGCCAGGTACGGCAGCACGATCGATGCGATGGTCGTCTTGCCGATGCCGATGCCGCCCGTGATCATCGACCGCTGGAAGATGCTCATGCGCCACGGGTTGACCTTGCGGCCCATGATGTTCCGCAGTTCCTGAATGATCGCGGGACGAACCTTGTCCTCGATCGCCAGGTACTCCTCCCCGAGGAACTCCTCGATGCTGGCAGGCCGCTCATCGAAGTGGGGGTTGTCCTTCAGCCACTTCAGTTCCTTGCGGAGCCGATCGGGATCCCAAGCGGGGAAGCCGGTCATGATTCGCGGTTCTTCTTCTGGTTCCTGATCGTGACCCCGGCTAGGTAGCCAGACGAGTAAGCCCAACGATGGTACTTGCTCACGATTGGAGGGTCAGGAACTTCTCCACACCCGCCCGTGATCAGGCCATCGCTGTAAACGTCATCGAGTTCCCTGGAGTCGATGTCCATCAGTCGTCGCCCCAGTCATCGTCCTCGTCGTCGTCGTCGGTCGTCTCGACTGCAGCGGCGTCGATGGCACGGGAACGCATGTCGTCCGGGGACGACACGATACGCATCACCATCTCCGGAGTGATCTCATCTCTAGGAACGCCACGGGAGGTCAGTTCCTCGACCACGGCAGCCATCAGGGCCGCTGGGCTGGATCCGGCGATGACATTGTTGGAGTTGGTATTGATCGACACCTTGGGGCCGGCGCGCAGAGCCGGGTCGACCAACTTGGCCAACTTCACGCCACGATCGAAGATCCCGTTGATCACCTTGGTCAGTTCCGGGTCCAGACTGCCGGGACGCTCCGGATCGTCGTAGGTGTCCGTTTCCACCTCAAGGGCGCGATGCACCCGATGGGTCTGGGTCGCCAGCAACGTCGACAGGCCGTCGATGATCGTCCCGCTGTCGCGGGTCTTGAAGAAATGGGCTAGTTCGACGGGTTCACTCTCGGGCACGGCGCACACGGCTCCTTCGCGGAAGTACTTGCAGTCCAACTGGAGACTACAAGAATCGCACAGCCACTTGTCGTGGGACTGTGCCTTGACATTCCGGAGCATAATGCGGGTATCGGTCGGCATGGTTGCCAGGGCCGAATCCGGATCGATCGGCTTCGCACGCGAGAGCGAGAAGCGGGGCGTCTCCTTGAAATGCTTCGCCGCCCAGCCCGCCGACAGGATGTTGTACATGCACCGGTTGCGGGGGATCTTCAACTCGACTGGCCGCATCCCCAACATCTTGATCCACTGAGGATATTCCGCAGCCTTCTCCACGGTCAGGTTCTTGCCGTTGGGGAACGTGATGCGCCCGTGCGCCGCCAGGTCGCGCGGCTCGATGTCGACCGACCGGAACGACAGGCCGAACAGGATGGCGTAGGAGTACAGACCGTGAAGGTGGAATGTCACCTCGGGATGATCGTCCTGAACCGACGACAACTCCCGATAGAAGGCCCTGCCCGGACCCGTGCCAGCAGGGGGAACCTTCGTGATGATGATCTTGTGCTCCTGGCCCTCCACAGGGCGCAGCGTCGGATCCTCGCCGTCGGACCAGTAGGCGTCCGGGTTCTCGCCAGCCGGATCATTGATGATCGCGATCAGCGACTTGAAGTCCTCGCCGTACTCCCACGTCGGATAGCAGGCCCGATGGTCGGACAGGTCACGAGACGTGTGGTCGTACTCGGTTGTGCCCTGATCTCCGATACTCAAGGAACGCCACGTCGTTGTCTCCCCGTAGTGCAGGTTCATGAACCGCACCGGGTCGACGTGGAACTTCCGAAGCAGCCCGCGATCCCACGCGACATTCTCGACCCCGACCTCAAGGCACTCCTTGATGCAAAGCCGAGGGTTGCGAACAAAGACTTCCACGGGCACGTCGACACGGTGCCATGACGAGCACCGCAAAGTCGAGCATCCAGTGCGGATCGACAGGGATGAGTCCCTACTAGGACACGAGTCGAGTCTGTGGACATCAGGTGGCCGGTCCGCTACATTCCCGTGCGCTACTCGTTGGCGATGCGCTGACGCTCGTTGCTGTCCAACCCGACACGGAGCATGGGAGGTTCCGGTGTCTCTTTTCGACGCCGTAGGCGGGGACAAGTCCGCCTCTTCAACCGATAATACGCCGCTTATCAAGCTACTTGGTAGCCGACTGATCAGTCGGAAGAATGTCAAAGCCATCGAGGGGAAGGATGGGGCGTGGCGACCAGCCACTGACACCGGCAAAGCCGATGGCAAGCGCCTGCCGTTCACGATGGACGACTTCAATCGACACTTGGCAGGCGATCTGACGCTGGGGCACTACGTCCTCGGCACCGATGACACCTGCAAGTTCTTCCTCTTCGACATCGATGTGGACAAAGAGGGCTATTACCTCGATATGTCCGAAACCGATGGCGTGGCCGACCAGATCATGGAGGGCGGGGTCAACTGCAATCCACGCGAGGCGTGGAACGACCCGACGCACCCTGGCCACGAGTACTTCAGGCATCAGGTCTACGCGCTGGCGCTTGGCCTGGGCCACATGATCGACAAGACGCTGGGGATTCCGGTGGCGATCACCGACAGCGGGGGCAAGGGCTGCCACGTCTACGGCCTGTGCGGCACCCGGCCCGCTGCTGCGGTGCGGGATCTAGCGCTCGGCGCCCTGAACCACCACGAACTGTTCGCCCCAAGCCGGGGCGAGAACTTCTTCAAGCACAAGTTCTCCTACGAGAACATCACTATCGAGGTCTTTCCCAAGCAGTCATCGCTGGAAGGCAAGGATCTCGGCAACCTCGTCCGTCTCCCCCTGGGGGTCAACCGTCGCACCGGACAGCGCTCACGCTTCCTTCGGATCCGCGGTCTTGATGGAGTGATCGAGATGGACCCGATTCGAGCCTTGGAAGGCGACGCGCCATGGGAATGAAGCAGTGACGGAGCAATCCGTCGAAGAACAGATCGAGATCCTAGCCAACGGTGACGACCTGCTGATCAGGCTGTACACCAACTCCGAAACCGCCCGTGATGCCGCCTGGCGAAAGCGCCAGGCGGCACAAGAGAGCGCCGAATCCAGAAACGAGGCACTCCCGACATCTACGGTCGACCATCCGGACGACGTGCTGGTGACCGCCGACGACATCGGGGGCGACCAAGATCGGATGGAGTCCGACAACGAGGTCGACTCTCTGCTGGACGGCATCGACATCCTCGACGCCTACGCCCGATGGTGCGGCAAGATGACGCCGGACCCACAGGGTCAACGCGAGAGCATCAAGATCTCGTGTCCAAAGCCGGGGCACACGGACGCCCGTCCGTCCGCATGGGTGAATCTTGATAAGCAGGTCTGGGTCTGCGGGACGTGCGGGTTCGAAGGCGGGGACAAGTTCGACATCGCCGCCTGGCACTTCGGCTACGACGTTCCTGGCTACAAGATCGGCAAGTCGTTCCCCGACTTGCGCCGGAAGATGGCCGAGGATCTGGGCTACACGGTCCGGTACACCCGTGGCGGGCACGAGATTCTGGAAGCGCCGTACATCGAGGACGAAGAATCCAGCGAAGGAATCGAAGATAGCCCGTCTCCGGCCGACAGCACAGAGCCCCCCGTTGGTTTGTCGCGATCCGATGCCGGAACGAAAGCGATTGTGACCGATGTCACAGAAGTTTCCCGCGACGATTCAGGTGTCCCAGCCCCTACAACGGACGACGACTCCGCCACAGTCACCCACATCTTCGGTGATCCGGAGCCGATCCCCGAGGATCTGACCCGCATCGACCTCGATGAACTCAAGAAATCAGGCTTGTTCATCGACTGGGAGCACCTGGCTCTGGATGGCACGTTCCTCGGGGAGTGGATGAAAGCGACCTGCGTCGACCACACGCCGGATGAGTACCTGTTCTTCACCGGCCTACAGGCGCTGGGGTTCGCCACCGGCATGAACCGCCTACTGGACGATGCCGTGTCGCTGGTGAAGCCGGGGCTGTTCGTGGTGCTGTACGGCGGCACCGGAGCGGGCAAGTCTCGCGCCATCGGGCCTCTGACCAAGATCTTGCGGGATGTCCTGCCCTGGCCGGACCACGAACGCGGCGTCAACGTCGTGCCGACACCGGGTTCCGGCGAGGTGTTGATCGATTCGCTGAGCGTCAAGTCTGAGATCACGTCAGGAAGCACACCCGAAGAGATCGAACCGGCCCGCCACTGGTTGTCCAACAACGAGTTCGCCAGCCTGACCGCGATCGCCAACCGGACCGGCAGCACGCTCAAGACCGTGCTCATGGATCTACACGATATGACGACGGGCACCTCCAGCGACAGCACCCGGATAATCAGCCGCGGTGCCGGTCTAGTCGAAGCCAAGGACAAGTTCTTCCAAGTCACCACCGCCGTTCAGCCTGGAGCACTGGCCAAGTACACCACCGATACCGACGTGATGAGCGGCTTCCTGAACCGCTGGGTGTTCGCCACCGGCCAACCGCGCCGGATGCCGACCGCCGAGCCGCCCCGACGTGACCTGAGCGCCGCCACACGACTGCTGCGGGCCATCCGTGACTGGGCCGACGAGCCGGAACTGGTGCCCTACAGCGACGGCGCACGTGAGGCGTGGTCGGATTTCTACCACGAAGAGATCGCACCAGCGATCATGCGGTTGAGCAAGACCGAAGATGTCGACATGATCGACCAGTTCATGGCTCGCATGGAGTTGACGCTGAAGCGGCTGATCCTGCTGCTGGCGATCAACGATAAGTCATCACAGATCGAGGTCTGGCACGTGGCCAGCGCGATCGAACTGGCCGACTATTTGAAGCGCTCGATGTTCCTGCTCAACAAGGACTTCATCCGCACCTTCTCAACTGAAGTCGAAGATGCCGTCATCAAGTACCTGGATCGCCGTACCAAGCCCGCCCGTTCCCGTCAGATGGTCGACGCCTTGAAACACAAGTACCCCCGGCCCGACATCCGGAACAGCCTCAACATCCTGCTGGATCTTGGAGTCGTCAAAGAGGTCAAGATTCAGAACAAGGCGGCAGGTAAGACCGGGCCGTCAGCGACGGGCTACCTGTTGGCCAGCGACAGCGACGACGGCGACACGTACGAAACGTCCTGAGATGGTCTGGACGGCTGGTTGCCGGTCTGCTAACTTGGACCGGTAGCAACGAGTTCGTCCCTCCCAGACGAGCAAGGAAAGGCCCGGTAACCTCCCGCCAGGTTGACCGGGCCTTTCTACTTACCGGGTCTGCCAGTCCGTCACGGCGTTGCTGATGGCACGGCACGTGGACCGCCACAGGATCGTGGCGCCGGTCACGGTCCCGACGACCGTGACCACGGCCACGACGATGACATCGTTGATCTTCATGCCCTGAGACGCTACTGCACCGAGGCCAGAGAGAGCAGCACCCCGGCACCAGGACACGTCGTCGTGCGTCGGAGGTACCGGGGTACTGCAAGCCCCCGTCACAGAGGCAGTCCTGATGCTACTCGATGTCGTCGGGCGGGGTCGGACCATCGGGAGGAGGCTCCCACGGGTCGGGCTGGGCCTCCGGAGCACGGCGAGTTCCGATGCCCAGGTTGGCGGTCTTGTCGTTGATGCTTTCGGTCAGCCCAGTCGGCTTGTAAGTACCCAGGTAAGACACGTTCGAAGCCAGATAGGCGAGGATCATGGCGTTCACCAGTTCCTGCCACTGGGCCGAGCCGTCGTTCGTGATCAGGAAGGCGAGGCCACCGGCAGCCATCGACAGGATCACGTTGGCGGCGACCTTGACGTTGCTGGCGACGTTGGCCTTGACGAACACGCTGATCAGGAGCGGTAAGACCGCCCCGGAGAGCAACGTGAGCGTGGCCATGTCAAGTTCGATCATGGATTCTGCTCCATTCTTCAGGGGTCTGAGGTGTTTCGGAGCGCACGGTACTCACTGGACGGGATCCGGTCACGCGTCTCGTGTTCCTGGGTTATTACCATCCCTTGTTGTCACGCTTGACAACACCAGAACCTCCAAACGCCCGATAACCGTACGAGCAGGGCCGGTTCACCCAGAGTGCTCGAGCACTCCCGGCCGCCGCAGGTGAGTATCCGAGCACTTGTGACCCGATAACCGCCCAGATGTGAGTTTCACCGCGCCTCGCTCATTCTGAACAGTAAATGCGGGATGTAACCATCCCTGACCGGATTCTGGAACATTCCGAGCACATTCTGGACGATCTTGACCGGATTCTTCAAGATTCCGAGTACATTCTGGACGATCTTCAACTGTTCCTAGTGGGATGTGACCATCCCTGGAGCGTTTGAGGCATGTTCTCAGCCCTGATTGTGGATAACTACGGCGGTTCGACGGCACTCTTCAGGCAGCCAGGGGTAGTCACAGGCCGATCTTGTGACTCGTTTCCCCCCCAAGTCCCCCGCGACAGGTCGGTGTTATCCCCGGCATCCACCCCCTAGCACCCCACCGGGTTCGGAAGGGTTGTGACCATCCCGCGAAGTACTGTGACCAGCCTTACCCGCAGGGTTCCCCCCCAGGTTCGGCTCTGACTCCATCGAACTAGGGGGGGAACGGCCCTTAAAGCCCCCCATGAACCCGTACATGAAGGCACCCATGGGTGTACTTGTGGATAACGTGTGGAGTACGTGATGAAGGTACATGAAGATACACATGAAGGTACACAGGCTGATCGTCAGAGGGGTCACAGTGTCCCCCCCAAGTTCTACGTTTATGTACTACTACCAGGACTTTTACTATCTAAACATAGGGGGGAATAGGGGGGGTAATACCCTAAGAAGTGGGGGGGAGATAGTGGGGATCTCTGCGGGTGATGCCCTGATGCCAGCGATCCATGGCTGACTTCATTATTATCCAGGGATGTTACCAGCCCTAAGC